AAAGTATGCATTTCCAGTTCCAACATTCCCTTCTACTGTAAAGGTAACTTGCTCTGTTCCTAGTATTTCTGGTTGCTTAATTTCTGGTATGGATGGTAGAACATATGTAAATCTAATAACTACTTCTCCAACTTTAAGTACAGAAGTAACAGGAAATCTTCCATCATATACTTGGTTAACTCCTTGAATTAGAACTTCACTACCAACAACTAGATCTTTAATACCATTATACATGGTAACAGTTGCTATCTTAGATTCAGTTCCTGATATTTGATTTATTTTTGTGTTGATAGCTTGAATATAATTACCATTAGTTCTCCATTTATTAGGAGTTTCTAATCCACCAGGTAATATAATCCCACCCTTTTTATTTTTAATTTCTATAGTCTCATAGTGATGGATACCAGAGTGTAATTTTTCATAGGTTCCATATTTTTCTAAAAGCACTTCATCTAATGATGATTGAGGTAGTGGCCATTCAGATTGTATATTGTGTATGTTATTAGATAAAAGAACTACCCAGTCTAAAGATGAATCATCATACTCTTTGTATGCAACATTGTCTGGTCTATCATCACCAATAATATTATACTTAGTGAAGAAGTTTAAGTTGCCAAAAATATCAGGACGAATCCTTCCTCTTTTGAATAGGTTTTTTACAGTAATGTAATTGGAAATATCTTTATTTCCTTTAGTCCTATTGACATATTCAAAGTTTGGTATTTGTTTGAAGTAAGAATTTGTCATGGTTAGTATCCCATATCGTTACTGCTTTCATCAATATCACTTTCATATATTGGATTCAATTCACCAAGGGTCATGTCGATTGTGTAACTAGTCATAGAACCATCATCATAAGTCATGTATGATCCATCAGGTGCATATTGAACATTGAAAGATTTAAGAGCACAAGTCTTAATCTTGTTTAAGAATGGATGTTCACGTCCACCCATGTAGTATTTTAATTTGAATACATGAGGTGACTTTAAAAATAGTTCACTCTTACTTCTTCTAGGAGCCATTGCTTTCTTGAACATTTTAATAATACTTTTAACCATTCTTGCTTCTGCTTCTTCTCTTGGAGTAAATCTAAATGAATAAGCAAATTCTCTTAGATTAGGACCAGTGAATAATAGTTCTAGGTTAGGATTCATCACCTTACCAGTAGCACGTGTAAACACATTCTTTCCTACTGCTTGTCCTGCAAAGAAAGCAGCAACATCACCACCATCTACACCACCTTCCCCAAAAACTTTATTCAAAGCTTCTTTAGATCCACTCATTAAACCTTCAAACATTGGTCCCATTCCTTCACCAGCACCAGTGATTGTGCTACCTGCTATGTTTGCTGCTGCAGCTTCAAGTGCATTAATACTTTCACCACCCCAACCAACATTATTACTTTCTTTTAATCCTGATGGTTCCATTGGAAGAAAGACTGTATGATTTCCTTTCTTTTTTTGTAGTCCTTTATCTTCATAGTCACCAGTTAGACCTTGACCACCTTCACCAAATCCTCTTGGTTTATATTCATAGGCACATACTTTCAAGTAATCATATTTTTTCTTATCTTCATTGAGTGGATATCTGAGAATAGATCCTCCCCTATTTAAAGTTGATCTTCCATTAGGATCTTTATTATCAGTAAGTGTTGCGTAAATATCTGAAGTTTCTGGTGAAACAAAACTTATATTGGAAGAATTTTTATCTGTTGATTTCTTAAATGCTTCTTTGTATGTTTTATCTGTGAGTGCTTTAGCCATCCACTCATCACTTGCACCCAACTTACCAAGATAGTTAGCACCAAATTTTAAATTATATATTTTTGCATAATCTATTTCATTTAAAGTACTATTATAATAACTTCCTGCTACTTCTTTTTCTGTTTGAGTAAGAGCCTGTCCAGTATTAGTTCTTATTACCGTGGCAGTATTACCATCTGTCTTAGTGACAAAAGATTTGTTTTCCAAAAGAAATTGATTGCTTGTAATGACTGCCATTAATATCTTTTTAGTTATTTAGTCTTAAACTTTGCATAAGATAGTGAGCGTAGGTAATCTATCTCATCATTCTGTATGACATGTAGGTTGCCTACTATTTCATTCCATGTATAGTTTCTTGATGATCCCCAATGAAAGTTGAGTCCTTGGAACCCCCACCTATCCACATAGGTGACAGCAACTAGAGGGAACTCATCAAACACACCAGGAGTTTTAGCATTATATACAAAGGTATAATAGTTACCTGCATCAGGAACTATTTCTGTTTGAGTAAACACTTCCATGATATACATCATAATATCATCAGCATCATTTACTTCTTCAAGTTTATCTTGAAGTTCTTCTGTTCTTTCTGACATTATTTGATACCTAATTCATCTTCTGTGATAAGTTTAAATTCAATTCTCCTATCCAAACAATACTCCTGTGCTGCTTTCCATTTAGCTTGGTTGATAGCATAGGTTGTAAGTTCATACAGATATGATTTAGTTACTCTAGTTTTTTTCTTTGGTGGTTTGGTTTGCTTCTTAGGTTTCACCTCAACCACATAAGTTTTAATGCTACCATTACTTTCTCTCACTTTCATTAGAAAGTCTGGGTAGTATCTATGAGGTCTTTTATCTACAGGAGACATGTAAGGGATACTTATCTCTTCAGAAGCCCATGATATTATATTCTCAGTCAGGTCACAGTATCTACAGAACTTACGTTCCCAACTACTACGACATATTATATTGTTTGAATTGCCTTGATATTTTTGAGGGTGTTTTGGTTTGTACCTACTCTTAATACTTTCAGCCATCTCTTATACATAATATATAATCTAAAATATTTATAGATGGCAGGTGTCAGGCCAGAAAAGTTAACGGTATCGAGTATAAAGTCTAGGTTGCTGAATGTAGCACAGTCTTCTTTATACAGAGTGACTTTATCCGTTCCTCAGGCAGTAAGAGATACTTTATCATTAAGTTCTTTTGATTATGATAATATTGATTTGCTTTGTTCTGAAGCTTCACTTCCAGGATCTAGTTTAACAACTCATGAAGTTAATAATGATTATCATGGTGTGACTGAGAAGATGGCTTATAGAAGGTTGTATGATGAGACTATTGGATTGACTTTTTATGTGGATAGAAATTATAAAGTTATTGAAATGATAGAAGGATGGATGGATTATATTACTGGGGTAGATGATCCTAGAACTTATGAAAGTCCTTATGTAAGTCATAGGGTAGCTTATCCTAAAACATATAAGAATAATATTTACTTAACCAAGTTTGAAAGAGATCATTTCTCTACTGTATCAACAATTCCTAGAACCACTCTTGATTATACTTTTGTTAATGCTTTTCCTCTATCCTTAACTGCTATTCCTGTTTCTTATGAAGCAAGTGATGTTTTAAAATGCACTGCTTCATTTAATTTTATTAGGTATGTTAAAGAAACTAAAAAGATATCTTCTATATCTGCAATAGAAGGTCAAAGAAGTAGAATAGATTCATTGATTAATGTGAATCCTTTTGTTGCTTCATAAATAAGACACTGAAAGAATTATTATGCCATTACCAACCATTGCGACGCCAACCTATGAACTTGAGTTGCCATCTACAGGAAAGAAAATAAAATATAGACCTTTCCTTGTTAAAGAAGAAAAATTATTAGTACTAGCATTAGAGACTGAGAATACAAAAGATATTTCTACAGCAATTAAAACTGTATTAAAAAATTGTATTCAGACTAGAGGGGTAAAGATAGAGAAACTTCCTACTTTTGACATTGAATATCTATTCCTTAATATTAGAGGGAAGTCTGTTGGTGAGGAGATTGAAGTTAATCTTATTGCTCCAGATGATGAAGAAACATCTGTCCCAGTGATTATTAATATAGATGATATTAAAATAAGTAAGAAGGAAGATCATACTAATAAAATTAAGTTGGATAAAACTTTAATGATGGAGATGAAGTATCCTTCATTAGATGAGTTTGTTAAAAATAATTTTGACTTTGATGGTGAAGTAGATATGGATCAGTCATTTGATTTGATTGCATCTTGTATTGATAAAATTTATAATGAAGAGGAGGTATGGTCTACTGCTGATTGTACTAAGAAAGAAGTTAAAGATTTCTTAGAGCAGATGAATAGTATGCAGTTCAAAGAGATTGAAAAGTTTC